AATCTTCAGACGCAAATATTGTTTTAACTGGCATAGTTGTGTTAATTAAAATAATGATAATTGTGTAAATGATAAACTCTTTTCTTTTTCTATCTGATGTATCTCTTTGTAGATCTGATCTAGATAGTAGCTTGTGTTGATACCATAAGACTCAAAAGGTCTTGTTTCGTTTATTTCGTTTAGAGTAATTTGTAGCCACTGTCCAGATTCTACCTGGATTAGTCTGCCATCTGCATGACACTTGACTAGTTTACCACCTCTATTAGAAACATAATACCTAACAATTTTCTGTAGTCTAGTTGTTACTAGCTCACCTTCTTTAAGATCTCTTAGCTCAAAGTACCATCCACCTTTAGACTTTATACCAGCACAGTAATCAAATATACTTTGATTGGCTGCTAGGAAGTCCTCTGGTTTGATACCTTTTGTAAAGTAAGCATAGATAGCTTTTGGTATAATAAGAAAGCTTTTATTCTTATGGAATACTGCTACTTTCTTTTTATCTAGATCTTCCCACTCAAATGCACCTTTGCATTTTACTTTACCAGACTTAGATACAGCAATGTAATTGTTTACATCTCTGATGATCATCTTAGAATACTCATCATGTTCTAGTTCTAGCATAGTTAGTTTGCACCACTGCTCACATACTTCGTGATACTTTTCTACATATTGTGTAGGTATCAAAGTCTCAAGACCGTCTGTGTTTTGCATAAGAGGAATAGACTCTGGAATAGCTAAAGATAACATCTCATAAAGCATAGATAGTAATAGCTGTCCATTGATAGTAATCTGCATAGTCATACGAGGATCATACAGGAAGCTATTCTCATCACCTGTCAAACCATATGTAGAGTTCAAGATAATCTTGTATACATAGTTCTTAGGATCAGACTTAGGAATCTTCTTACGCTCTTCAAAGAACCACTCATACAGTTCACAGAATTCATCTTTAGGTAGATGACTAGGGTGAAATCCATTTCTAATAGCTAGATTAGGATAGAATGAAGTTACGTCAGAAGTCATAATAGTATAACCTGGCTTTGCTTCATAAACACCTGCATCTCTAGCCCCGTGAATACCACCAAGCCCGTAGTCAGTTTTCATACCCTTGTGATTTACAGTGTACTTAAATCCGTTCTTAGTGGATATAATTACCTGTGTACGCAGATAGTCAAACATTCTTTGGAATGGCTCAGTCTGAAAGCTGACATAAGGAAGTATACACTGGCCCAAATAGATTTCTCTATGGTGAGTTCTAAGTGTTTTAATATGTCCCTTATCCCAACCTAACTTCTGTGATAGAAAGTGTAAAAATAACTCTTTAGATATTCTTGGCTCTGATGCAGAATAGAGATCAATACCATATTCCTTAGTAAGAGTCTGTCTTAAGATAATCTGTTCCTTAGAATGATTAAGTACTTGCTTAGTACTAAGTACGTCATTAACACAATACTCAGTAATCATCTTAAGTTGCTCATCTGTTTCTACAGGAGCCGTATGATGATGAGGCATCTCTTCTACATTCTGCCAGTCCATAGAGTATTGTATCCATTTAAGACTACTCATCTTAGCACGGTTATCCCAGTGATTCATCTTAAACAGATCTATCTGTCTAATCTTAATCTTAGCGGGAGAGTACTCAAGAAAGCTGTTTTGATCTTTAAGAGAGATAGTCTTCTGTGCAAAAGCATAGATATCTTTAATGACATCTTCTGTACTAAGTTTTAGTAACTGACGTTGCTTATCTAGAATATGCTGAGTAATCTGAGCATCAAAAGCTAAACCATTATAGCTGATATGCCATTGGTTCTTGTCTTTACACTCATTTAGAAACTCTACGAATTGTGGTAGATCATTACGATCATTATATATTACAAAGGTTTTTCTGATATTCTCATCTTTGTAATGTTGGAACACACCTATAAAACAATTAACTAGTGTTTCATAGTCCATCACCCAATGGGTAGGCTTTTTTTCTTCCATAATTCTTTATTCAGTTAAGCTGTTTCCCCCTTTTTGCCGCCAAAAAAAGGCAGAACTTCTGCCTTAATTTGTAAAATGGACAAGATAAAAATTAAATACTAGTCAAAATATTAGATTGCTTTGGCTGCTCTACTTTCTTTTCTAAGTATTGAGTATAGTCAAATGAGTCTGCATTTACAGCAAATATGTTTAAGAAGTCAATAATCTCTTGTGGATGCTCGATGTAGTATTCATAGAATGTTTCTAACATCTTTCTTTCTTCCTTGTAGTCTTTTCCATTGTTTCTTTTACCGATCTTCATGTACTGAACATCACCTTCATCAGATAACTTTGGTAACATATGGAATGACTCTTTCTTTTCTTTACCGATAATAGCTAACACTTTTGTGCTAACATCAAAGATGCACTCGTTGTACGGGCACTCTGGTGTAATTGGTAATAGCTTAAACGTCTTATCATTACCCCAGCTACTGGTAACTAACATCATTGAATTTTTCATGGTTTTTTATTATTTATACAAAATTAAGTACCTTTTTTTAATATTTCCAAATCTTCTACTGGAATTTTTAAGTTTTCTTTTTCCATATCACATGGATCACACAGTTCACCAGTGTCTTCTAGTAGTTGAACATCAACATCTAAGAGTTTAGCATATGTGCTAAAGTATTTCTCAGGATATAAAAATGTCTCAATGTACTTATACTCGGTAGACTTGTCACCATAATAATTCTTGATTGCTCGTTTTAGTACATTAGATAGTTTAGAATACTTACCTAAGATAAAGTTGAACCAATCATTTTTGTATATATGGAAATCAAACACATAAAGCTTATACCCCTGTATAGAAATCATTTCTAAGAATAAAGGATTGCTTAAGAGCATTTGTTGCTCAAAAGCTTTAAAACCTTCAGACTCATTATCAGGAAAACTGCAAACTAGTTTTACATCTTCTGGACTTACCAATCCTTCTACGGAAAGGTAAGTACCAGATGGTGTAAAGTTGCTAGTACGCTTTATACCCAAAGCAGGAAACAGAAATGATCTAGATTTCTGAAAATATTTTGTGTATAAGCTGTCTATCATTTTATAATTTGATTACAAAACTACGTTACCTACTGCAAAATCATGAGGTAAATCGTACCTTTTATTAACATAATGCCAGTTAGCTGAAGCCAATACTTTATCCATTCTTGTTAACCAGCTTTGTAAAGTTGGTTCTGTTACATAAAACGGATATGTTTGAAAAGCTTTGTCAATAACTACAAAATGAAACTTAAGTTCGTATCCAGATTCTATAAGTTGTTGATACTTAATAGCTACCATAGTGCAGTAGATTACTGCTTGAAGCCAATAAGACCAAAACTCAATAGTTTCTTTAAAGTCTTTTAAGTCTTTGCTAGTAGTTTTAATATCATTTATAAAGATAATCTTTTTATCATGATCTATTACTAGATTGTCTATAATTCCTTTCAGTCCAAATGGTGCATTTTTGTATTCTACAGATAAAGCAAGTTCATTATAAACTTCTTTATTGTCAAAATCAGTTAAGTTACAACCAATTAAATCACAGATAGACTTGTTAGTCTTAATAAGATCTACTGCTCCTTTACAGAAATCATAAGTCTGTTGGTCAATAAGAATCTTATCACCCTTAGTCTTTAAGAAATCCCAATAGCTTATAGCTTCAGGAACAATAATCTTGTCTAAACGCTGCTGATCGGTCTTTAGACTTTGGTGATAGTTCATATCTATCATTACATCTAACACTGCTTGATCAAACTCTTTAAGTTCTGTTCTAGCATCACCGTTCTTAGCAATCTCTACATGATGAGCAAACACTCTGTCTATAACTGCTTTAACTGAATCACCAGGAAGTTTAGCAGGACTAATGATAAACATATCATTAAACTTATTTTCTTCTAAAAGAAGTGCATGTACAATCTTACCTTGTACTAAATGAGCGTCAGTACGCTCTTCTTTCATACCTAGAACATATAGCTGATAAAACACAGCTGGATTCCACATAAGTTTATTTAAACTACTATAGCTAAAATAGAATTTCTTCTCATAAAAGCTTTTCTCTAACATATCTGCAGATTCCTGCATGATCTCTTCTAATTCCATACTTAAATTGTTTTAATACTAATTGTCTTGCCACTCACCAAGCTCTACAAGCTTAGCTCTAATGCGTCTCTGTGTAGTAGGATCTACTGACATAGCTTCTTCATACTCTAGAAACTTAACTAGTTCATCATACTTACCTTGTAAGTCTGCATTACTGGTAGGACATGCTGGTTTTTCTGGGTCCATATTTATTATTTATCTAGTTGTTCTGATACCTCTTCTGGTAGGTAACCTAATAGGTTTTTCTTTGGTAAATGTTCTAACAGCTCATAGATAGCTGTCACATCATCCATCTCAAAGTCTTTTCTCATCTGTTCAATAACAGCTTCTACAATTGGATCTTCCATTTTACTTTTGTTTTTCAAGTTGTGTTTTTTCATTATGGCACACCTCGCAGAGCACCTGTAGATTGTCTTGTTCACAGAACAACCTATCTACAAATCCAGGAAGATCTGCTGCACAGTTTAAACTACCTGCACCAACTATATGGTCTACATTAATTTTCTTTTCAGGAAACCATTTTTTACAAGAGTTACACTGGTATTCAAACTTCTGTCTCTTCAACGGACCTTTATATGGTCTACGAGATTCCATTTTACACTGTGTAATTGGTTTCCACCATCTTGATTTTTGACGTAGCGTACTTCTAATGAAACTCCAAAATGCAGATTCAGTCATTGTACCTGCATTTCTAGTTTTAGGAGATGCAGTACGTCTAGTTGTTTTCTTCTTGATCATTTAATATTCTTTTATTAAGTATAGGTACTAAACGTACATATACCTCTTTAGGACCGTAGTCCTTAATAGAATCAGATGGATCTTTACTCATTGGTAGAGCAGCATATTCTACTTCAGGATATAACTCTTTATATCTTTCCATAGCTTTTATGCCAGGCTCGTCAAAATCAAATAGTATAATTACTTTCTTATACTTCATGATGTATTGATCCATAAGTTCTTTACGGATGATTGTGTTTTCAGAGTCTGGTGCAATAATATCTAGTGTAGATATCTTTAGACTCTTTAAAGACATAACGTCTTTTAGTGAAGACGTGATAACTAAATAAGGTGCATTCTTAATTTGCTCAATACCTTGAATATAGTCTTGAACTTTAATGAATTTCTTATCTAGTGTTTTAGGCTGATAGATTTTGTACAGAGTACCATCATTTTTAAAGTAACCGTATAAGTAGTTACCTGTAATGGTTAGCTCAATGGGACCATCATCAGTATCTTTATGCATAGTATAACTGCTAAGTGGTCTTACGTTATACTCATCTAAAAGACGTGAGCCAATATTGAACTGTGTCCAAAAGTATTGGTCCTGAGTAGTCCAAGATCTGAAAACAAACTGACTAACTTTATACTTAGACGCTTGTTTAAATTTCTGTACATCGTACCCACCGTTATTGTGGAGTACAAAATCATTATAATTCTCTACTACAAGGTTACATGCTTTGTGATAAGATAGTCCTGTTATTTCTTTAACTAGATCTATGGCTGATCCACCGTTACCGGAAGAGAAATCTTTATACTTATATGTGTCTTTTGCAGGGTCGTAGTAAATGCACATACTAGGTGTGCGTTCTTTAGAATTAAAAAGACTTTTAATCTTTATATCATGCCCACTAAGCTTATCTCTAAGCTTACAGAAATGTTCAAATATCCATGATGCTGGGACATCCTTGATGTCATGCACCATATTCTTTATCTTAAACATGATGTAGATTTAAAATGAAGAAGGGGGAGCAATACCTCTCCCCCACTCTTCTGGGCAGCTAATTACATATCAAAATCACTGTTAACTGGCTCAAAGCTAGTTACCGGCTTATTTTGTAAAGCCTTGTAGTGATACTGGTTATTCTTGTCAAACTTATCAAGCTTAGCTTCTTCTGTAGAAACAAACTTGTACTTAGGTAAAGATAACTTAATGATAGTCTTACCATTGTATTCTTCTTCTGTACCCTTTAAGAACCAATATAGATTATGTCCTTTCAAGATGTAGATTGCTTTCTCAACCCAGTCTTCAATACTAGATGCTGAAATATTATCTACTTGATCACGTAATCCAAGCTCTGATGCAATAACTGCTAGCTTAAACATGAGTTCATTCTTAGTTACATTACTATCATTGAACTGATCAGTCCAGATAGTTCCAGATACACGACTAGATTGTCCTGTAAACTTAGCTCCTTCTGGATTATTCTTATCGATAGCCCAACCTTCAAAGCCCTCAGATGCTGGGCCTTCTAATACTAACTCTAAGGTTTTCTTGTCACCTTTGTTAGATGTTCTTACTTGCCCACTGTAAATGTGTGCATAAACTACTCCTGCTTGTAGAGATTTAGCTGTACCTCCACCTGTTTTTACTTCTTGTCCTTTTGTACTAAACATGTTGTGTTAAATTTAAACTTATGTGAATAAAAAAATTAAAATACTAGTTCTCGTAATCTATAATACTTTGTCTTACTAAAGCTAAGTCGTTAGCTATTTCAAACTCATCAAACATTCCTCTTGGGGCTTTACATGTATTCTCACCATTGTTAGATGTTTCAAATACATATCTGATGACTCCGTCTTTGTCTTTCTTAACTTTACCAAACAAAACTATAGAAAATAATCCTTCTAAGGTAAGCTTTTCATCAACCATTTTACCAATAGTCTTAGCTTTAAATTTCTTTTTACCTTCCATATCTGTAGATTCTTCAGCATGGGTTAAGATAAAAACTAATAGATCATCTCTTAAATCTTTAGGCATACGTGCAATACGTGCTAGGTTGGCACCGATCTGGGTAAACTTCTCATAACCCTTTTCGTCTACTCTTTCAAAGAACTCAAATGAGCTCATATACTGAAAGTCATCAATAACTAAGTTCTTGATTTCTTTACGTTTCTCTGAAACATACTTAACGCACGCTTCTATCTGTTGTGATGAGCTAGCAGAGTATAGATTACCTGTAGGGTTTTCTTTACTCCATAGTACATACTTCTTTCTCCAACCTTTAAATGGTAGAGCTTTATTAGCAACGTTAATAATAAACGTTTCTGCTGGATCTAGACTTTCAATAGATGTTGATTTACCAGAACCAGACTCTGCAATAATTAAAATACCTTGTGCCATGTGTTATTTTGTAGATTTGATTAATTCATTTAGCCATGTTTTAGAACTTACTGGCTTACCTGTTTGGATAGCATAGTAATCTCTAATAGTCATTTCACTATAAGGAGCGTCTTCCATTGTAGCAGGAGCTTTATAAGCTTGCATTGGAGGCTTAGGTAAAGAAGATGGTAATGGCTCTTCTTCTTGTAGACCAAAGCTTGCTGTTTTCTTAATAGCTACTGATGTAGGATTGACAACTCTTAGTTCTTCTAGAGGTACTAGGTAAGAACCCTTCTCATTAAGCTCATACTCTTCTTCAAAAGCTGAACTAAATGGTACTCTGTAAACCTTACGTTCTGCATCTGCAGGACTTAGATCTCTAGTAATCAGCTCAAAGAAGAAACCTTTGTCTTTTCTAAACTCTGAAGAAAAGATGCCAACTACCATTCTACCATGTTTGTCATAGAACGGCATCTTCATGTTGAAATCTGTACGTGAGATGCCTAAGTCATCAATAAGATCTTGATGAAAATCTCTGATGGTTTCAAGCTTAAGCTTCTTAAGCTCTTTCACATCTGTTACTTGTGGTGTGTTACTTGTCATACTGTGTGTTTTTGTTTATAATTCCTGGCCAACATCAGCCGAAGGTGCTTGTCTATTATTTCTAGGTCCTCTAGGTGCCCATGTTTGAGGCTGTTGTTGTATCATTGGTGGAGGACCTGACTCAATCATACGTTGTCTTTTAAAGTCAGTCTGTAAGAAAATAATATTCTCATCTGTAGCACCATTACGTAGCTTTAACAAATGCAAGAATACGTTTTCTTTATCTGCTCTATAGTGTTCTGGTCCATAGTCTTCTATGTTCAGTGTAAACGGTCTGCTAATAGCAAAGACTAAGTCTGAGCCTTGCATAAGAGCGTCACCACCAAATATATCTGATGAACTAGGATAGTTAGCAATGGTACCTGGAGTTCTGCGTGATACATCTTCCATGGTACGGTTAAGCTGTGTTAGAATGATTACAATAACAGGTAGGTCACGCTTTACATCAATAAGCATATCTGCTATATTGTATAAAGTCTGTAACTTCTCTCTCTCATCTGCAGCTTTTTTAACAAGCCAGCTATGGTCAATAGTTACAATCATAGGTTTACCACCTAACTCATTGAAATAGTGATGAATAGCTTTCTTCATATCTGCAGAAGTAAGAGGCTTTTTGATACGTATCCTTTGTATACCTAGCTTTTCTAACTCCTCTGCTTCTTTGAGATAGTTTTCCATTTGCTGATAAGCAAAATCATCAAGCTGCTTTTTAGAAGATAATACTACGTTATAGTCCATAGCAACTTGAGCAGCGTATTCTCTAGCTGCATAGGATTCATCACCCATCTCAAATTGAAACTCCAAGATAGAAAAGTCTTGGTCAGGATTAAGTCTTTTAGACTCTCTAAGGATATGACTAATGAACATAGTCTTACCTGCAGCGGGACGAGCACCTATTGTAACTAGACTGCCCCACTCTATACCACCAATAGTTGCGTTATTAATAGCATCCCAAGGTGTTCTTAAGGACTTAATGCGTCCTTTACGTCTATCATTAATGTATTTTAGACCTTTGCGTAATCCTTCAGCGTGCGTAATAGCACCGAAGGGTCTTTCTGTATTCTGATCCATAAGGAGTTGGTATTATAAACTAGGAAATGATTTACTTAGAACGTCTTTTACAATTGTATTAGCTTCACCATATGCTTGCAACGATCCTCTTAAGGAAGCTACATTCTCAGCTTTAGCTACAATAGTTTCTAGTAAATCATAGTTAATAATACGTAGATCAGGTCTTGAAGGATCTAGTGTAGGAAGAGAATCAAATATCTCTTTAATAATTTTTGGATTGTGGGGTTTGTTACTCATGTTGGGTTGTTTTATGTAGTTCAAATATAGGATAAGTTCTGTAAAAAACAAAATTTTTCTTAGACTTTATCAGCAAACCAGTCTGCATTTTGCTGTTTATAATCATCTAATGCAGGTTTTAAAATATCTGGGTTATCTAATAAAAACTGACAGTGGTCTGCAAGCTCTGACTTAGTAGTCTTACTTACGTTATCTGTCTTTTGTATAAAATAACTACTGTTCATCATAAACTGATAACCTTTCTTTTCTTTCTCAAAGATGTAGTAATCAGTTGCCAGATGAACTAATGTCCAGTTAAACTGTGGGTAAGTCTTAAAGAATACAATAAACTTCTTCTTTAGTTCTTCTACTGATTGTCTAGCCATAGAACCTGATGGTAATGACTTAGCAGGAAAGAGTTCTCTATAGTAAGATATCTTTTCTAGAAACTTATCTCCTAGTACTTCTGTGGCTACCTTCTTTTTAGCTTTGATGAGGAAGGTTTCAAACTCATCTAAAATGATTAATGCTTTTTGTGTCAGCTGACCCTGATCATTAATATACCCCTTAGCTCTGCAAATGTTAGCTTCCGCTTCTGGATTAATAATTCCAGTAGGCTTTATTCTACTTCTGCAGCAATCAAGAAAGTAAATCTGGTTCGGGCTGGTGTTGTACTTGATTAGTGTAGTCCATAATTGGTGGCTCATGTTGTTCTTTGATATATTTGAGGATGGTGAAATACTTTAAACGAAATGGTTCATTAGTTTCTACTAGGTCTCTAAATGTGTTTACATTATGAATGACTGTAGTATGGTCTCTATTTCCTAAGAATTGACCAATGGTAGTTAAGCTATATTTCATAGTTCTAGCTAAATGACAGAATATAGAACGTAATTCTACAATATCTCTCTGTCTTAGTCTAGATTCTAAAGGTATAGCACCGTTATACTTAAATGGTAAGAAAGGTTCAAAGACCTTCTTTAAAGATTCTAAACTCATTATAGGAATATACGTATCTGATTGCACATTAGATCTACTAATTACAATTGGATAGTATCCTAACTTCTCATAAAAATGGTCTTTAAACTCTGTAATTAGCTTTTTTTCAAGCTTTTCTGCATAATTAGTTCCTTCCATAAGTTCTTCTGGTTTAATTCACAAATCTAGGTTAATTCCTGAATATTTTGTATATTATAATGTAGGGATTATAGAATTTCTACACTTTAAATGTTTATATATAAATAATTTATACCCATGGCAAACACTTTTTATGCCCAAAAAGATGCTCTAGGATACCCAGTACCGGGTACTTTGATGAGTGTTGAAACTCCTTCTGCAGTTCCAGCTAATACTTTAGTTATTCCTGCAGCTGATACATTAACAAGTCCTGCTAATATTCGTAAGAATGGGATGAGATACTTTGTACGTAAAGACAAGAAAGGGAATATTATCCCTAACTCATTGATTACTAGTATAAAGAAACCATCTGGATTAGTTTATGAGTTTCAACCTGCACGATAATGACTAGAGAAAATTCTTCTGTTGCTGCTTTTAAGGTGTGGATATTTCCATCCTTAGTATCATTGGTTAGTTTACTTATCTGGAATGATGTAAACGAGATCAAAGCTGATGTTAAGTTGCTAATGGCTCAGTCTAATATAGATAAGACCCGTATTGATAACTTAGAAAGACAGATTTATAAGTCTAACACCTTGGCCTTTCCTGGTGTACCAGTTAAAGATCAAGAGCCAAAACCAAATGAATATGCTGTTTTGGTGGATAACAGAACAAAATTTATAAGATGACATTTAAAGAATGGGTCATAGACTTATTTAAGGATGAACGTAAGTCCATCTCAATTAAACCCGTGATAGCTTTCATGGGTGCTCTTTTCTTATGTATTACCCTTACGGCTAACTCATTTAGCCATGGTGACATTAAACCTTCAGATGCTTTAGTAGAAGGAGTGATGTATATGACCATTGCAGCTATGCTTGGTGATACAGGAGATAAGTTCTCATTTAAAAAGAAAACCGATGAATAAAGTATATCTCTTTATTATAGGTGTACTAGTAGTCTTTGTTCTTTTACAGAATAAGGGTTGTGTAGGAGGAGGTAGTCATTCTACTTCAGATACACTAGTAGTACATGATACTACGTGGTCTATCCACGATAGTTTAATTTATTCTAAACCTCTACCGGCTAAGATCATTCATGATAGTTTATTTATTGCAGGTAAAACTGAGTATCTAGCTGATACTAATTATGCTGCTCTAAAGATACAGTTTGATAATCTAGTTAAGATGTACACTGCTTTAGCAATATATGTAGACAGTGTAAAACTAGATACTCTTGGATATGTCTCTGTTACAGATTCTGTAAGAGAAAATAAAATTATAGGTAGAGCGTGGAAGTATAACTACAAGGTACCATTTGTTACTAAGACAGTAACAATTACTAACCAGGCTCCATCTAAAACTCAGTTGTATGTAGGTGGTGGTGTAAATACTACACAAACATTAGGATTACATTCTGCAGAAGCAGGACTCATCCTAAAGACCAAAGGTGATAAGATCTACGGACTTAAAGCCGGATCAGATATTAACGGAAATATTTCTTATGGCTTCCAGACATACTGGAAGATTGGTAAAAAAAATAAATAGTATGAAGAAGATTATTGAATTAGTTAAGAAGTTCTTATTTGGTAGCACTGTACAGAAAGTTGTAGCAGCTGCAGAAATCAAAAAAGAAGTTAAGAAAGTAGCTAAAACTGCTACTAAGAAGAAGAAGTAAAACATTAACATATATGAACTTAGAAAAACTCAAAGGACACGTTCCGGATACTGTGATTGCACAGATTCCTAACGTAATGCAAAACTTTGGTGTTAATACACCATTACGATTAGCTCACTTTTTAGCTCAGTGTGGTCATGAGTCTGGCGGATTTAGATTAACTCAAGAAAACCTTAACTATTCTGCTAAAGGTCTTATGGGTATTTTTAAGAAATACTTTCCTACACAAGCTTTAGCTGATGCTTATGCTCGTAAACCAGAAAAGATTGCTAACCGTGTATACGGAAATCGTATGGGTAACGGAGCTGAAGCTACAGGAGACGGTTTCGCGTTCCGTGGTCGCGGATATATCCAATTGACAGGTAAAAGCAATTATGCTGCATTTGATTTAGCTGTAGAAGATGATATCCTAGCTAATCCAGATTTAGTATCTACTAAGCATGCGTTAGCGTCTGCAGCTTGGTTCTGGAAAAAGAATGGTCTTAATCTTATTGCTGATACTGGATCTAGTGCTGAGGTAGTAACTAAAATCACTAAACGTGTTAATGGCGGTACTATTGGCTTGCCAGATCGTATTAAGCACTTTAAAGAGTATCACGCATTACTTGCATAAAACTAAAATACTATGGCTAAACCTAAAGTAGGTGAATCTAAGAAGATCACGTTTGGTAAAAGAAAAACAGGGCGTTTACGTAAAAGTAACGGACCTAAAGACAAACATGTTAAAAAATACAGAGGGCAGGGAAAATAAAACTAAGCTCTCACTAAATATTATACTATGAGAGCATATGTAATCACCTATAGTCAAAAAGTTATTGATCTTATAGGTAAGATCTTTTTGGGTTTAGCATTTATATGGATCATTTGTGCATTCTTGTTTCAAGGATACATGGTCTATTTACATTTTGCTGGTAAAGAAGAGACTACAAGAAAGATAACTAACTGGTTTACTTGGACTTTTGATGGTAATTTTAGAAACCATCCAGGTAATATCTGGTATGAGGAACCTAAGAAGATAGATATATCTGCTGTAACTAATAAAGTGGTAGTAGGTAGTCTTGCTGGTAACCGTAATCTAGAATTTGGCGTCAAGAATATTCTAGAAGAAGTAATTCAAGAAAAAGAATATGAGTTAGATAAGTCAGCTAATTTAAAGCTTTCTGTAGAAATCATATATCTAGATGTGCTAAAGACACAATCTAGCTTTTCTGTATTACATAATAACAAAGAATCAGTAGTGATACGCTTACGTGGTCAGCTATATAAAGATGGTAAGCTTGAAAAGAAAATCATTGTAGAGGAATCTGCAGATGAGGTTTCTATGTCAGCTATTCTTGTAGACGAGGGGGGTAAGTTTAACCAACAAAATTTAAGTTCAGCTTTAAAAAAAGCATCTAACTCATTAGTAAACAAACTGTTATAATGAAAAAAGTATTATTTTTTATTACAATTTTGTTGGTATCTGCTGTACAATTACTTGGCCAGCAAAAGTTTAAAGCTGCTACATCTATTGGTGGAGCTTCTCTTAACAGAGGAGATACCTTTGATTATATCATTTATGGTAATGGTATGAACAATGCTACTACTCGTCAGCTGTTATTTGATGTACAATATGATAAAGATAACTTTGAAATTGTATCTGTAAATCATACTGGTACTGGTGGTAATGGTGGTATTCTTCCTCAGAACTCTACTATTAACTTATCTTGGTACAACTATCCAGGATATAACTTTGTAACAGTAAGCTCAGGGTCTAGTGCTAATAATACAAGTAATGGTACCACTAACTATCAGTGGGCTCAATATAACTATAGTGCATCAAATCCTTATGCTATTTTAAGAACAACACTTACTTGGTCTACTACTTCATCTATGCCTTATAGTGGCTATAGTGATTTTATAAAGATTAAGTTTAGACTTAAAGCCGCATCTACTGCTTATACATTTAACCCAATTAAGTTAAACTTTGTTGCTGGTTGGAATGCTTCAGGTAATTGGGATGCTACAATTATGGAAGCACCGTTATCTACTGCAGTTACAATGAACCAAAACTTTGGTAAGTATGTAAGTGCTAAAGTAGATTTAAATTCTAATCTGTATAACCTTTCTGCTCTTAAAGTATCATTTAGAGATACTCTTACTAATACAGGAATATTATTTCCTGTTACATCTACAGGAGAAGTTGACATCAATCAAGCTTCTTTAGCAGATAATAAAGTGTATGAAGTTTCTGTGATGCATGATATGGATCAGTTATATAATATTTATAATAACGCTATTACTATATCTGATTTTACTACAGCTCAAGGTGAATTTACATCAATGGGTCTTGATGGATCTAATGGACAAAGTATTAAAACTGGACAGTCATTATATGCTGCAGATATTAATCGTAATAAGAAAATAGATGGTGGTGATTTACCTCAATTACTTGCACAAGTTGCAGGTATAGATACGTTAATGACGCTTCCTAATGGTTATGTATCAGGAAGTGCAGGTTACATGAGTTTACCAACATGGAAAGCATCTGATGCTACAACACTTGCTGGTCAGGTAGAGTGGGCATATGTTACACCAGGGTCAACTTCAAGTACTCTTCGTATAGATATGAGAGAGTTTCCTAGTGGTACAGTAGCAAGCACTATTAAAAGTGTACAGCTATTTGATATTTATACAGGACCTATAGAATATGTTTCTGAAGATGGAACTTGGGCTCAGTACACTGTACCGTCTACACTTGCTAAAGTAAAAGATGGTACTTCTGTATATGTGTCTTCTATACGTAACATTAACAATCAGAATGTAGATTATTCTTTAAGAGCTGAATTTGAGTTTAACACTTCAGTTAATGCATCTTGGAGTTCTATCACTGCAGCTAACTGGAAAAACATCACATACCCTAAGACCTATTTTAAAACACTTACTCCTGGTACTAATGCTATTTTAGATCTTAAGTATCTTTTATGGGGTGATGTGAATAGATCACATTCTTCTCAAGTGGTAACTAGTACTGGGGGTACTTCTACAGTACAGACTAATGCCGTTAATAGTTTAGCTACAAACTCTGCATTTAGATCAATGGCTATGCAGTCACAGTCTACTGGAACTTCTATGAATCTAACTACTGATGTTAGTTCTATAGATGTAAACCTAAACAATTTAACTGTTACGTCTAACACAATTGAAATACCTGTAAGTATAGACTCTAAAGGTGCAAGTGTTAGCGGTCTTCAGTTTGAATTTACTTTTGATCCTACTAAAATTAAGTTTGAAGAACTCTTAGCTAATGTACCAAACACTTGGTATGTATTTGCTAGCTCTAAAGATGGACGTGTAAAGTTTGGAGGTTTAGATAAGAATAACTCTGAAGTTATAAAAGGAACAACTACACCATTTAAACTTAAGTTTAGCACAATAGGTGAAGGTGTGAATATTGTTACATCAGTAAAAGTGTCACCTCTCATGGATGCTGCAGATCAAAAAGGAAATCAGTTAGGAATTTATCTTAACTCTACACAAATTAAGTTAACCGGTTATAATAACTTTTAAAATGAAAGAAACATCTAAATTATTAGCTGTATATCTTATTATTGTAGGTTCACTTGTTGTGTATGCCTGCACTAAAGTAGATATTCCTAACCCAGAGCCTATTAATTTAGGCGTTAAGTCAGAAGCTACTGCTATTAAGTCAATCAATCAAGTTGGTAACTCCATTACTGCTGAGTTTGAAACTACAATAGGAGCCAAATATTCTGTACAAATAGTACCTTTTGGTAAAGAAGAACCTGTAAAGAAAGAAGGCTTTACTGCTACAGAAGCATTAACTAAAAAGGTATATGATCTATCTAGTTTGTCTAAACAAGATTATGATCTTATCTTTATAGATATTAAAGGTAAAGAAGTTAAACATCCAATTATTATAAAATAGAAATACTATGTCAGAAGAAACACAAGAACAAGAAGGAACCTGGTCAGGTTTAAAAAAGACAATTATTGGTGTAGCATCTACTGCAGTTGTTGCTGTAGGTACATGGGCTACTTCATTATTAGGTGGTGGAGAACCTGCTCCAGCTCCTGCTGCAGCACCAGTTATTAATATTACAAATTCCAACCAACAGTCTCAAGCTGCAGGTGGTAAAACTGTAATCATTAAAGAAAAAGCAGTAAGTGGAACTCAACCAGCAGCTGCTCCTGCTCCAAAACCTAAAAAGAAAGAAGGTGATGAGTTTAAGGAAGAAGCTCCAAAGTGGTAATTAATTAAATAGTTATATGGAAAACAACACACAATCAGGTGGTTTTAAAGAACTACTAGGGTCGATGATGATGAGACGCTGGTTTATTACAGCGTTAGTTCTTGGCTCATTTATGCTTATTATAGCAGGTATTTTTACTGCTATTACTTATGGTACACCAATCCAAGGTGAATGGAAAGAGTTATTATTACTTTTACTAGGAGCATTTATTGGCTCTTATGGTAAAATTATTGATTACTGGTTCTCTGATACTGACAAAGACAAGATGTTAGTACAAAAGATGGATGAGGAAGACGGAATTTCATTATCACATACTAATGATATGAAAGAGTCTCCTAAAGACACAAGACCTTTAGTAGATCCGGCATTCTTAGCTGCAGCTGATAGAGCTAATGCTCAATCACAAGAGCCTAAAGAAGAAGTTAAAGAAGAGAAAAAGTCTCAAGCACCAGTTGCTGCTGCACCTGCTAAAAAAGGTGTAGAGATTGATGAAGACGGAGACGGTGTTATGGACGGTCTTGACTTTGATGGTGATGGAAAGATTGATGAATATTTTGCACACCGTCAATGTGAGCACGTTTGGGGTGACGCTGATGGAGACGGAGAAGAAGAGTGTCTTAAGTGTGGCAAGATAAAAGATATTGTTTAACTTAATTAACTCCCATGGATTCTGATGAACAAAAGAAACAGACTAAGGAGGGTGAACTCTCTAAAAGATATCAGTTTAATGCTTGCAATGTTCTTCCTACCGTTGGGGTACGATTTTTTATTCAAGACTCTCTTAAACGTTACTGGGAGCTTTTGGGCTACCGATATCATATTCTATTGCTTGTCCGGGGTATTCTGGCTATTGTACTGGCTACTTTCCAGATACTCCAATAAACTAAAAGTATGAAAAAGAAATATTTTGTTTGGTTTGTATTTTTATCCAGCATGCTCTTATTGGGGCATGCTGGTTTTTGTCAGATAGCTAAGACTACTACAGAAAACTACAAAGCTAGTTTTGAAAAGTCAATAGATATATCTGCATTCTTAGACTATGAAGGACCACAAATTCCTATACAGATATTGAAGTGCGGCATCTCAGATGAGATGTACGAGCAATATCCTGAGCTTAAAGAAAAGCGTGTAGGATTAGGGGTAGCTAATATCTCTATGGAATACTTAGAAAACCTTAATCGTTTTAAGTTTACAGAAGACAAAACTGAAATTAAAAACCGTATGGTAAAACAGTTTCAGGCTTCTCAAGCAGGGATTTCTGAAAACAAGTTAGATGGTCGTGGTAAGATTAATCTAGCTAAATACTTTGTAACCATAGAATGCTATGACTACTCTATATCAGAAGATGAGTCTGTTTATATCAAAGGTGATACTAAACAGTTATTAGTAACTCGTATTGGCTTACAGGTTAGATTCACTGATGCAGAGACTGGAGTGGTTATTTCTGGTTCTGGATTAGGTGATGCTAAAAGTACTAAAGAAACGTCAGGATTATCTGATGCTAGTTTAGACCCTGTCAAGTTTAACCAATCTACTATTTCTACTGCTACGAAGAAAGCTTTGGATATAGCTTGTGCCCGTATATTAGATAGAATGGTGAAGAAAGGTATCTTCACTAAATAATGAAACGGTTTATATTTACTCTAATTATAGTAGTAATACTACCATTCTATGGGTACTCACAAACTCTTGTACAAACGTTTATTGATCCATGTACGAAAGTGGTTTCTACGTTTGTTATTCCCATTACTGGTAATACTGTCATTGTTTTTTATAACAAGTCTCGTGTGTTTAGTGCAGCTGACGTTAGGAGTGGTGCTTTTAACACTTGGCTTAATCAAGTATATGAAGACTATAGAAAACTATCTCCATGTTCTGTTGCTCAAACTTCAGTTACTAGCACTCAAATTACAGCCGGTGCTGTTTCTGCTGCTGTAAGTGCTGCCGCTTCTGCAGCTGCATCTACGGCTGCTGCCTCAGCTGCGTCAAGTGCAGCATCTCAAGCCGCTAGTTCTGCGGCTTCTTCTGCTTCTAGTAGTGCAGCATCATCTGCAAGTTCTTCTGCTGCAAGTTCAGCTTCTTCCTCAGCTAGTAGCTCTGCTAGTAGTTCAAGCAATTCTCAAGGATCGAGCTCAGAATCTAGTAGTAGCAGCTCTAGCGGGGAAAGTTCTTCAAGTTCAGAATCATCTAGTAGTAGTTCAGAATCTAAGTCTGAATCTAAATCAGAGTCTAAATCTAGTGGAGGTGGATCTAAATCTAAAGCTGCCGCTAAGGGTCCTGCTAAAGTAAATCCTATATTATTTAATTCTGACTTTACTGGTGGGCAAAGTCTAGATAATAGTTTCAGTATTATTATGACTGGTGGGATATCTCAGTCTTCTATGACTGGGCAATCTTCCTGGGGAGTAACCGGCATGTTGTGGAGCAACTTTCAACAATTTGCTCTTAGTAGTAGATATACATTAATGCATTTTGATAAAGGTAAACTTCAGGGTATATCTAACTTTGGTGCTACTGCAGCTTACGCTTTTGGTACAGTATTTGGTTTCGGTACTTACGCATATATTTATCCTATGGGTAAGTGGGGTGTGACAGGTGCTAACCTGACCATTTCTTTTGCTGGAGCAGATTATATACCTACTCCTTCTAGTGATCCTCAAAAACAAATGAGTGTTACTAGTTCTTTATTGCTTTTCTACACTAAGCCATTTACACTTAGCCGTAGACTTACATTGTCACCAGATATATACTTTTCTGGTAGTCCATTAGTATATCTTACTAAAGAAGGAACATTTACTGAATCTACAGACATTGGCATACTTACTGGTATGGGTGTAGATTACTCTTTTACAAAAAGGTTTAAATTAAACATAGGGATCAAGACTAGTATTAGTTCTAATCCTGATATCCCTATGTTATTTTTTGGTGTAGTAGGTTCTAAGATAAATCTTTAGACTATCATATCACCTTTTTCACTTACATTATATATTCTTGAACCGTCAAATACTACTACTTGACCGTTATTTGAGTATTGTTTAATTACTTCATTATTAAAATGTCTGAAGTTTGCACCTTTTACTCCTATAAAGAAAGCTTTATCTGAGTATACACTGCAACGATCTTCAGCATCTGTAATAACCAAGGCATTAGCACCAACTCTATCTATACTACGTACAGCATTATCTGTTGTAGTACCACCTGATGTATCTAGCATAGCTAAAGAAATAGGATCATTCTTAAATTTGGTTACATGATTGTTAAATAAGTAAACATCATTAAGTAATCCCATCTCACCAAGCTTTACTGTAAATGCCTTACAGAAATCTAGCTTATTAATTCTACCACCGTTAGCATCTTTTACGCCACAGTCATCAGACATTGATCCTGAAATATCTATATAGATATCTATTTTACCAATAGACTTTTCATCTTTTACAAGAACGTCTTCTACAAATATTTTACGAAGTTTAGGATGTAGTTCTATGTAGTCACTTAAGCCTGCAAGATTATCAGAGTTGAATAAGTCTTCATAGATACTCTCTTTCTTAGCACTAAAGTAAGATACTGACTTATCCATAAGCTTCTTAATCTTATCTTTAAGACTTCCCATAGACATGTTAAGCTTAGATAGTTCCTGTACAACCTTTCTGATATAATCAGGACTAAGGTTACCAGCTTGCTTACCACCATCTTTATTAACGTTCTCAAACATTTTTTCTTGAGTGTCTTTATCAATGGCTTGATCCATGTCTTTACATGTATCAGTAGCTTCTTTAATAGCTTGCTCAAACATGTTCTTAGATGCTCTATCGTTAAACATCTTATCCATTGCATTATCTGCAGCATCAGAATCACCTCCTCCATTCATAGCGTTCATGAAATCTTCATTAGCTTGAGGATCAATGTATTCCATCATAGTAGATCTTAAAGCAAAGTAAGCCATAATATTTCTAGCAAAGATTGTAGACTTAAGGTTACTACCTTCTGCCATAATCTTAGCTACAGGATTGTTAGCTTTCTCAAGCAGCTTGAACTTAGTATAGTTTGAGTCATCACGGTCTTCAAATTCTAGTTTTTCCATCTTGTGATAGAAAAGCTTATGAATATCTTTAGACATGTGCTTAGGAAACTTCTTGTAGTTTTCTTTAACTTTTGTTACAAAACTATCAAAGTCTGGCTTTTGATCATTGTCTATCTTAGAACTTGCTGATAGTTTACGATATGCATCTGTTATATGTTCAGAGTTATTTATATAAGCATCTACAATAGTATCTACTCTACGCTCATCTATATAATGCAAATATGGTTTGATAAGATCTTGCTTTTTATAGAAGTTAATCTTACCAAATAGTCCATCGTC